GGAAAAACCAAGCATTAGATAGGCTTAACGGGCCAAGTCACGTTTGTGGGAAACCCAGACTGAGCGGGTATGTCTCTGGCTTTGGTCATGTCTTACTCCTAAACAGGCTTTGGGGGCCATGAAATATTTTCGGGAAACCCATGTTGTGTAGGAACATCACGCAAGGCTTGTCTGTACGTGCGCCATTCGTCTGACATTGTAACGTCGATTGAGGCACGCCAATCAGTAGCAGCTAATTCAGCGTTCCTTACACCTCTAATCACAGATGCTTTTTCTTCATCCGTTGAAAAATCTACTACTGAACCAGAACCGTCAGAATTAATTACATTGTAGTTGTTATTAAGAGAAGTCAGCCATTGCTCTTGTGTCAACTCAATGTTCGGTGTAGGTATAGTATCATGTAAGTCATCAGTATAATAACCTAAAAGACGATTGTCGGGATTTATGTGAGCATAATATTTCAAAACTTAGTATCCTATTGCTATGTAGTAGACCCCAGTGGCAGGAACCGCACCCCTAGAGTAAAAGGTCACGCCTGATGTAGAAGGTGCCCCTGACGACCAACCAAAACTGTTGACAGTAGCTGCGGCGTGTGGAGACATGGCTACGGTTCTACAGGCGTTTGGAAAAGTTGTGGCAAAGCTAACAGAGCTTGTACCACCTGTGCCAATGTAGCCACTTTTCCCCCATTGAATAATCAAACCGCCGACTAGGGTGATGTACCCAGTGGCGTTAGTTGATAATGCGGTATATGGATTAGAACTTACAGCAGCACCATCAATCGTTATTGAACCGCTTGTTGCGCTTATGTCATTCGTCTGATGATTAATTGTTAGGCTCATATCTAACTCCTATGCCGCTGAACTACCGTCCATATCATCTTGAGCCATCACCCAAGCATAGCATTTTGCTAAGAAGGTAGCACCAGATGCTGCCTCTAGTGCGTCCAGCGGTGCGTTATACCGTTTGAAATCCACCTCACGAGTGTCATCATCAGGAGTTGCAGCATAGCCCGACAGGTCAATCATGACGCTGAACTTTGGATCAGTGCCACGTTGCCGACTGACCGCCGCTGTAACAATACGGTAGTAAGCCCCGTTGAAAGCGATGCCGTACTGTGAATTTTCTGTTGTAATGTTGTTAGTAATAGCCATTTTATTTTGCTCCTTTTAAGCGTACGTGACTTCTGCCGTTTGGACGTTCGCCACCCACCTGATATTGTGTGATGCTTCGCCAGTTACTTCCACTTTCAAAGCATTGTTGCTGTTATCCGCAGATAGAGCTAATCCCCAGTTTGATGTATTTGAAATTACTGTGATTGCACTATTTGGGACGGTTGTGGTCCCACCATCATTAACCAGCAAACCTTTTATTTCCCACGACCCGTAAGATTGAGCACCATTTTGCATAGCAACGACAGTACCGCTAAATGTTATACAAGTGTCATTATTAGCTGATATTTGATTGCTAAATGCTGGGTTGGATTTGTTTGTAGTCATTGCTTCCGCTGTTGCATCAGTAGTGTCAGACACAAGAATGAAAATACCGCCTTGTGAACTACCCTCTGCATTTCCATCCGCAAAACTTCTACTGGCAAAAGCTATTTTGCCCTTAACTTCAGATTTTGCGCCATAACCAATTGCAATAGATGAAACTTCACTCGCTGAATTACCATCGCCAATCGTTATTGAGTTTAAACCACTGGAAGTATTCCCATAATTTGCATAACTTGTGCATAAAGATAAACTTGAGTCCCCTGAAGCTGTAGCCTTTGGACCAATGGCTGTAGACTTTGAACCCGTAGCCTTCGCTTGGTAGCCAATAGCAGTCGCATTTGTCCCTGCCGCACCATAACTTGAAGAATGGTCCCCAATATTGATTGAGGTAGCGTATTGACCTGAAGCGTAAGACCTACCTAAAGCCATCGCTCCTAAAGAACTTGCTGCCACCTCTGCTTCATACCCAACAGCCGTTCCAAAAGCTGAAGAACTAGAAACTGTACTGCCGTGTCCAATACTTAGACAACTGTCACCGTTTGCTTGACAATCATATCCAAATGAAACACTTTTTTGACCTGCCGCTGCCGCATAGTGGCCTCCAGTGATAGATGATCCACCCGCGCAAGTTGCACTATTACCCATCGCTATGGAACTTCCACCCGCGCAAGTTGCAGACACACCGATTGTAACGCTATCAACCCCCGCAGTTGTTGCATTGCTGCCATATTGTTTATTATCTGAAAATGTGGCAGGGCTTGGGGCCGCTGCGAAATTTACCGCCCCAGACCCGTTTGTGGTCAAAACCTGATTGGCAGAACCGTCAGAGGTTGGTAGGGTGTAGGTTTCTGAAATGCGTACAGTATCCCCTGTGCCACCTAAATTAATTTGGCTTGTGGCTGTAGATTGTACGTTATTACCGATAGAAAACGAATTAGCATGTGATGCTGTGCTAGAGTCACCCATAGCAACGCTATATTCGCCAGAGGCTGTGTTACCTTGCCCCCCAAGAGCCGCTGAATAACTGCCACTAGCGGTGTTAGACTTACCGAAAACGGTAGAATACTGACCACTAGCTGTATTTGACATACCCATAGCAACGCTAAAATTGGCAGTAGCCATACTTTGATAGCCTGTCGCGAAAGTACTGTTGGCCGAAGAAACATTACCGAAACCGCCAAAAGCACCAGCTTGATAACCGTTTGCTTTGTTATAGCTGCCTAAAGATAATGAGTTTGCAGCGATTGACCCGTAGCTTGAGGTGTTGTTTCCTATCGCCGCTGCAAGACTATCTGTTCCAGAGGCGTAGGATTTTGAAATGGCTGTTGCACTTGTACCAGCAGCGTTTGATTGGTATCCGATTCCAATTGCTTTAACCGCAGCCGTAACTGCACTATTTCCAAGAGCAACCGCCCTTTCTGAGTTCGCTTGAGAACTGACCCCAACCGCAACTGCATAATTTCCATTTGCTGTGCCGAGACCACTGAAGGCATTTACACCACCAGCGACAGAAAAACTACCCATCGCTGCTGCATAATTACCGCCAGCCGTACTACTGTCTCCAATAGCGACAGCATTTGTACCTGCAGCCGTAGGGCTTGTAGCTGAACTAGGATTAGCAATATAAAGATCAGCAGAGGGAGAAGCACCACCGCCAGCCGCTGCGAACGATACCGCACCAGACCCGTTTGTGGTCATCACTTGTCCGTTTGTACCGTCCGATGTTGGTAGAGTGTAGTTACCAGATACTTTTACTGCATACCCTGACGCACCTAAAGAAACCTGATTTGTTGCGCTTGTTGCCGCATTGTAACCAACAGCAGTTGCATTTGCATGGGTTGCTTGAGCGCCTTTACCTAAAGCGGTTGAGTTTGTGGCGGTAGCATCTGTAGATGGGCCTCCTGCAAAACTGTCTTGACCAGAAGCTACAGCATTATAACCGTATGCGGCTGATTGATAGCCACTAGCTATAGAACTTTGACCAATAGATGCTGCGCTGTTATTTGTAGCTTTAGCTTGAGTACCAAACGCTACGGTGTTTACGCCAGTTGTCCCATAAGAAGTTGAGTTTTGGTTAATACTACCAGCAATACTACTAGCACCACCAGCACGAGATTCACCGATTGCGCTTGCACTGGTAGCCGTACTTACAGAACTATGCCCTAAAGCATTGCTTTCTGAGCCACTCGCTGTAGCGTCTCGGCCTAATGCGACACCCTCATTTGAAGAGGTTGCGCTAGTACCGATTGAAATACTTGTGTTTCCAGCGTCTGCTCCGTGTCCCAAAGCCAACGCACGATACGCTGTGGCTGTAGCATTAAAACCCGCAGCTAAACTTGCTTCACCTCCAGCCTCACTTTCACTTCCGATACCTACTGCATTAGTCCCTGTAGCTGTTGGGTCTGTGGCTGAACTAGGATTAGCAGCGTAAAGAGGGTTTAAATCCGCGACAGTCGCTGCAATAAATACCTCGGCATTACCACTAAGCGTAATAGCACTATCAGAGTTAGAACTTTCCGTAACAGACCGTGTAAGCGTGGTGCCGCTAGATGTATAAGTGCCGCTGCCTATTTCAAAATTAGCGCCATCGTCTATGGCATAACGCACCGTCTGACCGTTAGTAATGCCAGCATCCGCAAAGGTTTGGAAGCCAGAAACCGCGCTGCCCAATGTAATCGTTCCAGTACCCGTGGTACTGGTGGACATTTTTGCACGGTTTCCTAGCGATATGGTCATGTTAAGCTATCCTAATAATCGCGTTGCTGGCGTCAGGCGTAGGGAAAACAATCGTAAAGTCACCAGAACTAGCCGATTTATCACTACCAAAATCCAAAACACAAACAGCAGCATCCGCAGGGTTAGTCTGCGCTTCATTATAAATTAACGCACCCCTTACACCAGATATTGTCACGTTAAGAAATACCTCGTCCTGAAAGTCTGTTATAGCTGTAGTACCTGACGGTATGCTTGGCGTTACACTGGTTAAAAACTGACCTTTAGCCGTGTAGTTAGTGCCACTAATTTCGTTATTAGAGGCATACGCTGTAACACTTCCATTCATAGTGCTACCAGAGCCGCCCATGTCTGAAGGAACCGCGCTGTTTGTGTATAGCGCAATTTTAAAAACATTACTCGCAGTCGTGAAGTTGTGCTTTGCCTCCATAAGTTCTTTTTTGAACGAAGTGCAAAGAGCGTTTCCAGAAAAAGCCATATTAAAGTTTCCTTATGTGTTCAGCTAGTTCAGGATAACCAGCCTGTTTGATTGCATTATATACAGTAGTTCTATCGCTTTGAATAGCCTGTTTCATATAGGCTGTGATTACCTGTCTCATGCGATTTTTATGATCTATAGCCTGATCTCTTATTGCTGGTGGAGCGTCACTTGATATAATCATCAACTTATTAACGCATAATTCAGAAACTTCATCAGGCGTGAATCCACGATTGTTGGTTGTTTTAACCTCAACACTTCCCATTGATATATCAAAAGGCAAATAACTCATCTAGGCTCTCCATCCCTGTAACTGTCTCTCTTACTAAATGCGTCTATTAGAGATAACTGCTTTAATGCAGATTCATATCGTTCTTTATAGTCATTCATTATGTCAGCCTCACCCTTCATAAACGTGTAAGCCTCAACCAACGATCCATATAAAAGAACTGTGTCAGCATTATTACCCAACCAAGATGTTTGTGATGTCACTATGGACGGCGGCTCAAAGTAATAATGAAGCTCAACAGTGTAATTTGCATTTGGTGTAGGCCCTAAAATGAAGTGGCCTTCAGTGGATGTTGCTATGTTATCACCATCAAATTGAGCGTAATAAAGAGGCTTTCCTTGAGTTGCTGATACAGGGAAGCCTTCTCTTATAAAATTCACATCCTTGTCTAAAAGGTAGCTATACTCCGCTGTAGTGGGATCAATTATAGCCATAGACGCTACAGCTAAAAAATCGGAAGGACGCTGTAAATACTGATTTCCTTGAGTTGCGCTTCCAGTACTATTAGCCCTAACCTCAGGTATAGTTACAGTCCTGAATATGCGTTGTTCAGCTTGTTGAATGAACGTAGGAATTAAAGAAACAAATGTTGTTTCTTCATTCTCTGTATAATTCTTTATCGCTGCTGTAAGCTCTGTATAGTTCATCACTCAGCCTCATTGTATAAGTTGTCGAATATCTGTGTGACATCTAATGTGTAATCTAAATCAGATTTAGAATAATGTATATGCTGTGAAGGCTTAAAGTCTGGTGCGCCTTCCCCTGTTTCAAACCAAGCTGGATGAGTAACCCTTACCCTATTGTTTGGTAGGGCAATAACATTACCCGTCCAAGGGCCAGCATCTAGCAGTTGCAATACATGAGCCTGTTTGTGCTGCGCTGGGTCATCAGCAACATCAGTGCCTGTGTAGTCTACGGTAAACATATACTTTGCGGGAAAGAAGTCACCAGCAACCTTAGCCATCCAAGGACAAGGCATAGCCCTATCTAGGGTGTATACGGAATGTGTGTGAGAAGGACAGTCCCAAGGCTGGGCGTCATGTACGGGCATACACTCAGGCCACTCAGAGAGCGGCTCATCGGCCACTAGGGCCGTTATAGGCATTCTAGCCCACATAGCCCCGCCGTGTACGTTATCATCGTCTGTATCGTCTGTCTCACTGCCTGTGAAGATGACCTGAAAGCTCAAGCATCTATTCGGCATTGTAGTGACAGCTATAGCCATAGCGTGAAGGAACTCGCCGTGGTAACGCTCATGATTGACCGTATACTCACGACGAACCCAACATTTAAAGTGTGGTATGTTTCCTTGCAAGAAAGCCATTTAAGTTCAATTGAACCTTTCTAACCGTTGCGTGTAAACTTTTGAGGACGAGCTGCACCGCTACCTCTAGCAATACCACCTCTAGACATGGCCTTTACTTTACCGCCTTTAGCCATGCCTTTTTTTCTCATAGAACCGCCGCCCATCTTTTTAACGACACCACCTTTTGAGTAGCCCTTTTTCTTCATCATGCCGCC